CCATGCACCACGAAATAATCGCCGCTCGAAAAGCTGCCAGGGTTTGAGGTTCCGAACAAGGCAAGGCGTCCGCCGGTCATGCTCGCGGATGAATTGCCGTTAAACGCCGTGGAGTTTGTAGAGCTTGCAGTACCCCAAAACATATGAACAGATACGGCAGTGACGTTGTTTTGCGAATAGAAGACCTGATGCACAAAGCTAGACAGGAGTGAAATCGAATTGCCCGTGCGCGTGTAAATCCCCATCATGTGCGCGGCGGATACAGAGCCCGTTCCGGCAGCAGTTCCGTAAGAGATCAGCGCGCCGATATTAGTCCATTCGTGCGCGTTCTCAAGCCTGAGCGGGGCCACAAACAGTGAGGCCGTGGTTTGTGACGATCCCCCAGTCGCGCCCGTGGTCCCTGAATTGCACGATGATGTTGCATGCACCGGAGGATCGTATGGGAAATAGCTGAGCGTGCGCTGCATGCCGCTGATAGTGATTGTCGCGTTTGATCCGGCGCCTGCTGTCGATTGGCTCAATGTGATGCCGTGCAAGCCAGCGAACACAACATTGCCGGTTGACACTGTGCCCGTGCTGCCTGACGTATTGCCGAGATTGGACACGCCGATATTGGGGCCGGTTTGATTGGTTGTTCCCCCCGCGACTGCCGCCGCCGAGATCACAACCGAGCCATTGGATACGCCAACGCTTACCCCGCCCGCGCCAGCAAATGAAATGGCGTCAAGGTTTTGCGTGCCGGAGCTAGATTGCGTTGTGTTGGATACGGCAAAGAACGAACCGCGCATTTCGGTGAGCGCAACCGAGCCATTCGTGTTTGTCCATGACGCATAGGCGTTATCGGAAAAGCCAAGCGTCTGAAATGCGCTCGACCCGCCAGCCGCGCTCATGGCTTGATTGGATTGCGTGGCGCTTACCCGTAGTGTGCCGTTGCTCCAACCGATAGAGACAATCCCATCTCCCACCATGGAAAGCGTGCGCGCGTCGTAGGTGGAGCTTGAGCTTTGCCCAGTCGATTGCGCGGTGACATATATGCCCGCCGTCTGATTGGTTTGCGCGACCGTGTTCGGCGCGCTGACCACAACAGAGCCGTTCGTCACCCCGACGCTGACCGCGCCAGCCCCGGCGAACGAGACGTTGGCGACGTTTTGCGTTCCCGAACTTGATTGCGTTGTGTTCGACACCGCGAACATGGACAGGCTGTGGCCGTGCGTGGACTGGGAATAGCTGCCCGTGATCTGCGTCGAGCCGGACATGCCGAACGCAAGCCCGTTGCTGTCCACGAAGACAATGGTCCCGCTTGTGGCGGTTTGCGTGCCTGCCGCGATCGCGCCGGGGCCAGTCGAATGCGAGTGCGTCGATTGGCTGTAGCTCGCCGTAATTTGCGTGCTGCCCGATAGTCCGAACGCAACACCGTTCGAATCGGCGAACACAATCGTCCCGGATGTTGCTGTCTGCGTGCCAGCGGCTAAGGCGCCGGGCGCGGTGGAATGGCTGTGCGTCGATTGCGTGTAAGAGGCGGTGATCTGCGTCGAGCCGCTTAGCCCGAACGCAACGCCATTGCTGTCGGCAAAAACAATCGTTCCCGACGTCGCCGTTTGCGTTCCCGCCGCGAGCGCTCCCGGCGCGGTCGAGTGAGAATGCGTGGACTGGGTATAGCTCGCTGTGATTTGCGAGCTATTGGACATGCCCCAGGCAATGCCGTTGCTATCCAGGAAGGCGACAGTTCCGGTGGTGTTGGCGGTTTGCGTACCTGCGGCGAGGATGTTTACCCCGTCGCCAGCGCCCCCGCCACCTGCTATCGTGATGGTGGCGACGTTCGCGCCTTGCATGCCTGAGAGCGTGATATTATTCCCGCCCGCATAGACAATGTTAGTGCCTGAAACCGTCGAGGCGCCCGCCGTATTGCCGCCCAGCGTAATTAGATGCCCGTGCGCGCTATTCCAATCGGATGGGCGCACAAGATCGGTCGCCGCCATGGTTTGGCTGGCGCCCGCATTGTCGAACACCGTCACCGTTCCGGTGAAGTCCGCGACTATGTTTGATTTGATATGCGTGACGGCCATGGCGCGCTACCCCTGACCGCTTACACCCCCGCTTGCGCGAGAGCTTCGATTTTGGCGCGCGCCTCGGCCCGCTTTTGTTCAAGCACCCGGCCCGCTTCTTCAGCCGCCTTGAGTTTGGCATTGGCCTCGCTGAGCATGGCCTTGGCTTCAGTTTTTGCCGCCTTGGCCTCATTCAGAACGGCAACCGATTCGGCGCGCGCGGCTTCGGCTTGGGCGATCAGCTTGGCCGCTTCCGACTCGGCCTTGGCAACAACCTGCTCGGCGCGGCGCTTTGCCGTCGCTGACAATGCCGCGCCATCGGCTTCGCCTTGCGCGCGCTTGGCTTCGATTGTCTTGGCGAGGTCTTCTAGGTCTGACTTGTGCTTGGCTTGCGCGGCTTCGTGCGCGGCGGCCAGGCTATCGGCCTCCTTTTGCAGCTTGGCGATGCGCTTTTCGGCTTCCTTGATTGCGTTCTCGGCGCTGCCGGCGGCGCGAAACACCTCGACCGCGCGGGCCAACGGCTCTTGCTTCTTGAGGTGCAGCGCCAGCGCGTCGGCCGCGCTGATCCAATCAATGTCGCTCATAGCGGATTTTGCCCCAGGCCGAAATAAACAGTGAGGGAGGTTGTGCCATCGCCAGCGGTCACACGCGCGCGCAGGTAAGGCGTCGGGACCGTGATTTCCTCGATCTTGGCGGTGGTGATGTCGAGCGCATTGCCTTGCGCGTCGGCAAGAATGGCATAGGTGCTGCCGTCGTAAGAGCCCTCAATGCGCAGATTGCCGCCCGCGCCAAAGGTGCCAAACACTTGCACGGAGCGGTCCCGGTAATTCAGGTGGTCCGGGCCGATCGCGGCGGTCACGTCAGAGCCGGCATTGGTCAGCGGCGTGGCGCTGTAAATGCGGATCGCGCCCCGGTGAAAATCGTCCGTTGTGGGATACGACCGCGTGAGGGATATTGTAGCCATGAGCCCGATTATGCGGGCAGTTTTCCCCGCGCGGGGTTTAGCGGTTCAGTCCGTCCCTGTAAGCTGTTGGCGCGCCCATGGGGCATTTGACTTGCGTTCCCGCGCGCGGGCATTTGGCGGCGAGTTCAACGCGCAATCTGGCCTTGGCTTGGAATATGGTCTCGCCGGGCTTTTGCGCGTCCGATACCGTGACCGTGCAGGAAGGGCAAACGAAGGAGGTCATTGCCTGGCGTGCCCCCTGCTGGAGGCGCGGGATAGTTCGTCCATGATGTGGCGGAAGTCGTCGCGCAAGTTCTTGATCTCACGCCCAATGTCTTCCACTTCGGTTTCTAGTTTGGCGACGGCGCGGGAAAGCTCTGAGTGGTCCTGTATCTTTTCCTCGATTGAGGCGACGCGCGTTTTTATGGCCCCGTGTGAGAATGCCACAGCCGCGACGGTCAAGCCGACCTGGAAGAAAAAGCCAATCACGCTAAAGATCGTGGCCAATGAGATTGTCACCTCCCCAGCCACGTCAGCCCTCCCCCGTCATCTTGCGCCCGAACATGCCACCTAGCTCCTTACTTGCGTTTGAACGGGTGAGAGCTGTGCGTCGGGCGCTTGCAGATCACAGGTTCAGTAAGGGGAATGTAGCATGAACGCGCGCGGGGCGGGGTTTATTTGGCGCGGCGCGGTTTTTCTATCCGCCCCATGCTCAGCGCCTCAAGATAGCACTTCGTTCCGAATGGGGTAAGCCCAATTGGCGGGTCCGCGTCTTTTGCGCCGAACGGAATGGCCTCGCGCGCAAGCCCTAGGCGGATGCATTCGTTCACCCCGCGCGCGTCAAGTTCGGAGCGCAAGCGCCTGCGCGCCACCTTCTTGCGCGTGTCGGAAAGTTCGGCTTCGCGGATCATCAGCATTTCCAGCACGGCGATAGCGTTGACTGTGAGGTCGCGCGCGATTGGGCGGGCGCCTGTGTGCAGCGCAAGAATGGCCTCGGCCTTGGGTATGTCGCCGAGCGCCTGCTTGAGCTTGGTTAGGTCGCCCTTGGCCTTGGCCTTGTGTGCGTCCATGGTTTTGCGCGCGAGTTCGCGTTTGTCGGCCGCGATCAGCGCGCGCCTAGCTTTTTCCTCGCGGCGGCGTTCCGGCTCGCCCGCCATGTGCGACGCGAGCAGATCGAAAAAGCAATCGGCGTCTATCTGCACCGTGCCCAGGATGGCCGCGCGGACATGGTCCATAATTTCCGCGAACACATCGTCATTCTCGCACCATACGTCCACGCTTTGCATATCTTCGGAGACCGTCTTGCGGTTTAGATCGAGAATGACGCCTAAGCTTTCCACCCCTACCGTACCGCGAAGCGCATTGCACAAGATGCGCCGGAAGCCCAAGGCCGCGCCGCATTTGCGTTTGGCCAGCATGGATTCGAGCCCATGCTTGGGGAATAGGAATTGCAGATATTGCGCGCCGCGCTCGACAATGCGCGCGTCGATGAACAGCAGATCGGCATCCGGCGGGGGATTATTGCCGCCGATGATAGCGCGCGGGTTGTCAGCAAGCATGAGCCCGACGCGCTAGCATGGACATGGTTAAGGCTTAGCGAACGGCTTTGCGTTCCAGCTTTTATTCAAGAGCCCGGCGCGCCCGCATGCGCTCTTGAGCGCCGATATTGTGACGCCGTATTGTTTGCCTGCCTGCTCATAGACTTGCGCGCCTTTGTTGGGGCGGTGCATGCGCACATAGTCGACGGCAGACTGAATGCGCGCGCGGGTTTCCTCCATGCTCATGCCGCGCGCGCCTTCGCAACAGGGGGATACACAAGCCGAAAGCAATCGTCGCACCATGCGCCGTGCGTTGCGGGAAGCCCGCATACAAGCCCGTGTGCGCCTTCCTCATTGGGGAGGAACATGGCGCATTCGTCTGCGCGCCGGGCGTTGAAACGCACATTGCGCAAACTGACTTGCGCGCCCTTGATGCGCACCGGATCGGCGCGCAAGCGCGGCGCGATCGGTTTCGGCGCTGGCTTTGGCGGCTTGGCTGATCTTGCTTTTGCGCGCGCGGCGGCAACCTTAGCCTCAATCTGCTTGGCGGAAATAATATGCGGCTTGCCCAGGCCAAGCCTATCCCATTTGGCTATGACCGCGTTGCGCGTGAGCGTGGGCATCTCGACGAACGAACTATTCAGCACATGCGCGGCCTGCTTGGCAGTGAGTCCTTGGGCTTTGAGGCCGCGCGCAAGGGCGATGCGCTCAGCGTTCCATGATGGCGGCTTGGCCACGGATAGCCCTCCCCTTGCTTGCGTGAGCGAAGCGATAGCCAGTCTTGCGCGCCCAGCGTTTAGCTGTGTCCTGGGCCACGCCTAGCGCAATGCACGCGCCGTTGAGGGTAAGGCCCGGCGCCAAGGTTTTGAATTGCGCGCGCCGGATTGCCAGCGCAGCGGGCGCCAGCCCGATTTGATGTTGGTGCATGGCGTGGTAGACGTTGCCGATCTTGCAGCCCTGCTCGCGCGCGACTTCCCCCGGCGAAAGTTCGCGCGCCTTGGCGTCGGCAAGGATGAGGCGCCAGTTTCTCACTTAGGCTAAGCTCCAAACATACGGGCATCGTTTCGGCCCTTGCCTTATTTGGCGCCCGCTTTGGTTAAGGTTTGGTTTCCGCGCGGCCAGCCCGGATTTCGCCATGGCGATAAGCGTCTTGTTGAGCGTGCTTTGATCTATGCCGGTGGCTGTGCAAAGCTCGCGCACCGTAAGCGGACCTCTGGCTAAGGCTTCGCGGATGGTTTCCATGCGTGAGGCGCGCAACGCGGTCATGCGATTTTCTCCAACTCCACGGCTTGGCGCACGCGCTCTTGCAATTCGCGCGCGTTTTCATCGGCGAGGAAAAGCACATCCACACCATCGCCGGTGCTGTTGTCCCATTGCGAAGCGACTTCTACGGCGCGGCGCGCATCCGCGCCAATGGACATAGCGCCAAGCGCGTAATCGGCGCCTGACCCCAGCGCGTAAAGCAACGCTTCGACGCGATACATCCCTACCGACGTTATATGATCGATAGCACCGCACTGGCGCACGATAAAGCCGGAGGCGAAATTGTCCTTATCATACTCCATCTTCGGCGGGTCGCCCTCCTCGCCAGCGATAAACCAACGATGCAGCGCTTGGCAAAGCGGCAAACTCCCACAGGAACCAATTAGCGCGCCATCGCTTTCCCGTCGCGCGATCTTCGCGACAGCGCCCATTCGTCCGCCTCTATATGCGACAAGGCGATCCGCAGCCAACATATTGCCATCCCAAGCGATGGTGGTCATGCGATTTTCTCCGCCAGCAGTTTTTGCAATTCGCGCGCATTGGTCCCGGTATAGCCAGGGTCCGCGCGCATGAGCGTGTGCAGCCTTGCGCGCTCCACCAGCGCGTTGGCGTGCTCTTGCGCGAGCAGGTCAAGCCAGGCGTCGTGACCGCGCTGGGCGATGATCTCAGAGCGAAGCGCGTGCCATGCGGGGGTCATGCAATCCCCGCCAATCGCTCAATCACGCTCCATTGCTTCGGACTAATCTTCGTTCTGAGCCGATATTTCCTGTAGCGCGCGGCTATGCTTTCGATAAAGTCCACCTCCCAGTCTGTTTCAGCAGCATCCTCGGCATCTGCTAAAATTTCCTCAAACTCTGCTGCGGAATAAACGTCGCCGATAGTGCAATTATCCTCCTCCGCAGGATGCACGCTATGCGAGCTGGCCGCAACGACTTCGCCAATTACGATATTTTCCCAGGTTAGCCCCGCCGCTTTAATTAGGCGTTCCGCCGCCGCGCCGGACGCCGCGCGCACGTTGATGTTGTCGTGACCCATCTGCCCCAATAACCCGATTAGTTTTCGCCGATCCGATTGACTAAGGCTCATGCTTCGACCCATGCGTTTGCATCGCTCGACCACACCCTGCGCGGCTTCGGCGATTCTGTCACCGCCTCAACCGCCGCTTCCAGCTTGCCGTTCATAAACACCTCGACCAAACAACAGTACCGGTAATTTTCTTTTTTGGTCGCAGGCAGGGTAATGTAGCGTCTCGCCGCTTCCGCCACCTTATCCGCGCCGAATGATTTCACCCCGTCGAGCCAGCGGCGATGCGCGGTGCGTTTGTCGCTGTTGGCGCGCCGCGCTGGCGGCCATAGGCGCCACACCGCTTCAAATTCCGGCGGGTACTCCACCCGCGTTTTTGGCTTTCGCTTTTTTGCCGTTGTCGAATCCGGCTTAGAACGTCTGTCTGTCTTAGGTTCTTCACCTAAGACAGACTGGGGTCGTTCTGATGGGGTCGTTCTTCTATCTATACCGATGTCCAGCTTCTCGGACATCGGCTGTCCGGCTAGTTGGACATCGGCCCCAATGTCCGGCGCATCACACATTGGCGCAGTTTCAATGACTTGACCGCCAATGTCCGGCTGGTTGGACATTGGCTTTTCTCCCTGGCTTTCAGGCGGCAAATTGGTATCGACGCGGTATTCATTACCCACCTTTCCCCTGCCCTTCGATGTGCGCGCGCGCACCTGCACATAGCCGATTTCCACAAGCTTCTTGATCGCCGCGCCGACGGTTGATCGCGAGCAATCGAGCCGTTCGGTCAGCGTTTTTTGAGACGGGAAGCACCACCCCTCATTGTCTGAGTAGGTTCCTAGGGCGGCAAGCACGCGCACCTCCATGGCGCTCAAGCGCAGATCGAACACCGCGCGCGCCGCAAAGATCGAATATCGCGCTGCCATTTTAATCGTCCTTCCAATAGGGTTGTCGCCGTGTCGGCGGTTCGTTTTCGTCGGGGTCGGCGATTATATCGTGCGCCAGATCGCAGCGGAGTTCGGCTACCCCAACGGGGCCGTTACGGCGCTTGCCGCATATTGCGGTGAAGGTGTTTTGCGTCTCGAATTTGCGCTTGGCGTGTTCGCGTTTGCGCTTATCGAAGTCGCCTTCGTCCTCGCCTTCGCGAACGCGCGGTTCGCTTTGGCTCAGGTAGTAGTGCTCGCGATAGGCGAACAAGATGATGTCGGCGTCCTGTTCGATCGCGCCGCTTTCGCGCAGGTCGGAGTTTTGCGGGGTCTTGTCGATGCGGCTTTCGACAGCGCGCGATAGCTGCGACAGCGCGATAACTGGTACGCTCATATCCTTGGCGAGCCCTTTGAGCGCGGCGCTGATCGCGCTCACCTCCTGCACCTTGCCGTCCTTGCGCACGGCTGGATCGACGGCGAGCTGTAGATAATCGACCACCACCAAATCCAACGCACCAAATCGGGCGCGAATATCGCGGCAGGATGCGCGAATATGAGCCATGGTTTGGCTGGCGCCGTCATCTATCCGCAGCGTGTCAGGTAATTTAAGCACCAACGGCGCCACTTGGTCTGGGCGGGGACGCGCTTCGCGCGCGTAGAGAGTGGAATAGCCGAACGCCATGGCGCCGGAAGCAGTCGAACGGCGTGAGAGCGCCCGCCCCGCTAATTGCTCGGCGCTCATTTCCATGGAAAAAAAGGCCGCCACGCGCGAACGAATGGCGGCGCCGTCTTCGGATACGACGCTATCGCTGGCTACGTTGCAAGCAATATTGACCGCAAGCGAGGTTTTGCCCATGCCGGGCCTGCCCGCTATGATGATAAGATCGGGCGCGATCAGGCCGCCGGTGAGTCTGTCTAGTTCGGTAATGCCCGTGGATAGACCCCGGTAGGGGCGGGAGAGGCTTTCGACTACGCGCGCGCCGGCGTCCCGCAGGCTGACCTCGCGGGCGCCGGCGCCCCCTCCAATAGCTTGCAAAGCGCGTTCGGCTTCACTGGCGATCGACACCGCCTCACCTTCGGCGGCCAATGCCGCGCGGGCGGTTTCCTGACAGATGCGATATATGGCCCGCCGGCTGGCGAGGTCGCGAATCACTTCAGCGTAGGCTTGAGCCTGCGATGTGAGCGGCGCGGCCTGCTCCATTACGCTCATGAGGTAAGCCGCCGGCCCGCCTAATTCGGCCAGGCCGGGGTCGCCAGACAGCGCTTGCTTGACCGTCACCCCGTCCATGAGCCGCCCGGCGCGGACCCCGGCGACGATAGCGGCGTAAATCCGGCCGTGCACGGGGTCGAAAAAATCCCCCGGCGCCAGCGCGCACAAACGATCGAGCGCGCTATTGTCGAATAATAGCGCGCCTAACAGGCCCTGCTCGGCCTGTAGATTATGGGGGAGCGTAGTCACGCGCGGATCACGGGACGAAAGCGGTGCATACCTCCATCATTGCACTGGTTTTCGGATGCGCGGGGTTGGCGATCGTTGCGTGCGCGAGCTTGACACAAAGGCTTGTGCTTCGCGTCGGCCTGTGCCATATATGGGGTGTTCATGTGCGCTTTCTCCATGGCGCGGTGATTTTGACCGTAGTTTTGCAGCTAGCGGTTTCAGCGAATCGGCGGCGCGGGAGGACAAGCCCGCGCCGCTTTCGCGTCGTCCCTACCCTGTGTCCTTTTTCTTTTTAGCATACATGTGGCTAACGCACTCCTTACCGCACTGCTTCATCATGCGCGCATGATCCAAGTCAGCGCGTGTCCCCGACAGTCCCTGAACCGACACGTCTATGGTCGTATTGGGAATGCGCATACATACCCAATACGACAACGGCTGGCCTATTCTTTTCTCAAGGTCATCCATGGCAATGCGTATCATTTCAGTGGCTCTATGATCGGTCGTCATGCGCGTGCTCCTCCCGCCGCGCTTCCGGTTCGCGCGCGTCATCATCCTCCCCTTGCCAGATCATTACCCGCGCATGCGCGCCATGATGGCCAGGCGCAAACAAAGGCGCATCGTGCCCATGCACATGCTTGATGCGCGCGCGAATGTCAGCAACGTACTCAGCTTCGCGCTCAATCAGAATGGAGCGGAATCCTTCACGCATACAGGCCATGCCAGTCGTTCCAGAGCCTGCGAATGGATCAAGCACAACGCCACCCGGAGGCGTGACCAGCTTGACCAGATAGGCCATCAAATCGACGGGCTTGACCGTTGGGTGCTTGCTTCCAAGGCGGTCGTCTGCGTCGGCCTTGGCGCTGTAGAAGAAGCGCGCGGCGGAGCCGCCTCCGCCGAAGCCAGCGTCAGGTCGAATGATATCGCCGCCGCCGCCATAGACCAAGTTACCGATCCGTTGCCCGCCCCCGTTGCGCTGCACGGCAACGCCGTCGTCGCTCTCAGGAAACCCGCGCAGCACTTCCTCTGAGCCATCGTGGAGGACGTTGGCGGGCCAGCGGCCGAGGTCCGTGGCCTTCGCGGCTCCTACCGTCGTGCCGGTTCGATACTGTTCGCGCGATCTATCGCCAGCGTCGCGCTCAAATGTTTTGTTGTCGCTCGCTTCAATCCTGCTCGCATCAATATTCAGCGCGCCGGTTCCGTGCTGCAGGACATTGGCCGCAACGGTTCCGCTAAGAGGACGCCGCGCGAGGCAGATCGGCTCAAGGCTTGGCTTTGCGCCCCCGACCGGGGAGGAGATGGCTTCCAGCGACATAGCAGGCGCGAGAGCAGAAAGCGTTTGGGTTGCGCTCAAGCGCGACGCGAAGGCGTCGAAATACGACAGCGCAGGATGGACACTCGCGCTCGGCCCATTTGGCTGGCTGTGCGCCTGGATGATGCTCTGAGGCGTGATCTCCGACAGACAGAACCTCAAGGTTCTCCAATCGGTTGTCGTGCTTGATTCCGTTTCTGTGGTGGACGTGCTCGCGCGTGTCCAATCGTCTGCCCAGATGCGCTTCCATGATGACACGATGTTCAAGCTGGAATTTAGCGCCGACACGAACAGCGACGTATCCGTCTGACCGCACAAAGCGGCCAGTGTATTGGTGGCGTCGTCTGCACTCCATTGAGCAATAGCGCACGCCGCGACGAACTCGCTTTGGCTTGACGCTGAACTCTCGTTCGCAGCACTCGCAAATAACAAGCACCAAAGCCTCGCCTCCAGCCGCTCCAAATCGGCCAAAAGTCTAGCATGTTCGACGCTTTGGGGGAACGGCTTTACAGCCAAGCAAACCGTTTCCCAGGCTGGCTTTAGGGCTGTCCCCCAGCCCTGCCATTGGCGACTGGATTCGGTTGCGGGGCTGGTTTCCCAGGGCTCTTTCTGCCAGTACCCGCCGAGCGCCTTCGTCCCATCGCGCTGCCCGCGAGGAACGGCGACGGGACGAAGGCGCTCACGTTCCGCGCCCGCCGCCCGATCAATCCCCTTACTCACATCATGCCACTTCGGAAAACCCGACC